TGGGAACATCAGATAGCTGGTTTTGCCGGCTGTCTGATGGGTTGGATTGCGAGACATTTTTACACCGTTTTCTTCAAGAGTACTCTTAGAAGAAGACAAGTAAAACGCTCAATAACCAACCATCTCAGAAAGATCTTCGATGGTGTGAAGTTGGAAAGCTTACCTAAGATGTTTAAACTTCATCTTTGCACTTACTTTTCTATTGGAAACAACCAGGAAGTCCCACCAGGTGGTGAGGACATTGTTTTCCTAAGTCTTTTTCCTGAGGAGACTGGAATTACAGTCACCAGGAAGAAACTAGGTAAACTAATTCCTAGTTGTCACATTAGAAAAGTAATAGCTGATGAATGTTTAGCATCAAACTATAAGCGTAGGTTACTCTTGTGGGATCTCATGCAATGTAAGTCTCTATCCAATCCTGTTCCTGACGTTTTCGTTTCTGAAGCTTATGCTAAGCATAAAGCAACAGTTACAAAACGTGTCAAAACACCTCCATCACTAATCAAGGAATTTCTTGATTTTTGTGAAGAATGGGTGGCTGACGTGGAATCAGAATATAGAGACAAGACTTACTTAGCAAAGTCTGCTTCATACTATGATTGTTCACTCGATCCTAAGTTAGGATTTGAGCCAACACCTGATTTTCAGGAGTGGTCCAACGAGTTTTATCATTCAAGTTTTAGGCAGACTGCGAGATCCGCGAAGATTGCAAAAGAAGACGTGTCTTGGAACTCAAAAACCGAGAAGAATTTTACAAGATCTCGAGGTGGGTGCCATTCTGCAATTTTGAACTGTCAGAGAACGAGTTCATCCTTATGGGTGAACAAGGACTCTAAAGTTTCAAAACCGAGAATGGAACCGGTTTCCACAATTTTATGTGGAGCTCCTGGCATTGGTAAATCAACGATTGTTAACCGTGTATGTCGACTCCTTAGTGAAAAACACTTTGGTTCAGATTGGAAGGGCAGATGCTTCTTCCGAAATGAAACTTGTGAACACTGGGACGGGTATAACCCGGACAAACACTTTATAACATGTGTTGACGACTGGTTTATGCGTGTAGGAAAGTACAATGATGAACCGTTTTCTGAATTCATCAGTACTATCTCTACAGCACCTTACCAGCCACCAATGGCTGACCTCAAGAACAAGGGAAAATCCTTCACTTCAGACTATTTCTTAGGATCTACTAACAATGGTCATCTAGTAGCTGGTTTACCGAGACCTACGGATGGTATTACAGATTGTATACCTGATCCGGGTCACGTGAACCTTGTACTAAGTGCATTTGTTACAAATCCTGAGGCTATAGTCAGAAGAATGAAAGGTTCTTTGTACATTGGCCAGGTAAAAGATCAATTTCTGAACAAGTTTAGTTCAGGAAGATACTTTTACCTTTGGAGATTCGATGGAAGATCTTTCCAGAGATTTGGCCCAAGAGAGCCAATCCACTATAATAGGGTCTGTGAGTTGATCACAGATTATCTCTATAATAGATGGATGGTCTCTAGGAAGAATTTCTATGAACTCCACAAGTCTTATAGGCTAGATTGGGCCCAAGAGGTGATGAAAACTCAAGAAGGTGTAACATTTAGTTACACTTTTCCAAGTTATCCTCCACCAGGGCCAGCCTATGTTAAGACGGCTGCAGTACTTGAACCTCTCAAGGTTCGGATGATTACCAAGACACATCCGTACTCCTGGTCGCTCAAGCCTCTCCAAAAGGCAATGTTCAACTGTCTTAGGAAATA